GCAGTCCGGGTGGCGCCGGAGCTGATACCACGTTCTCGGACGGCGTCACGACCGTTACTGCGAAGGGCGGACCCGGCGGCGGCCGGCTCGGTGCGAGCGGGAGCCCTGGAGCGGCAGCGGCCATCAGCTCCAACGGCACGCAGAACGGATCCAGCGCGCCGGGATCCCCGGCGCTAACGAGCCCCTCCGGTGTCCTCTATTCAGGCAGCGGGGGATCGTCGTTGTGGGGCGGCGCTGGCGTCGGCGTATCGAACGCTGCCGGCGCCGACCTCGACGGAATTTCAGCCATAGCTCGAGCATCTGGCGGCGGAGGGGCGATGGCCGGCGCCGGAATCACCGCGAAGACCGGAGGCCTCGGCGGGAACGGGATCATTCGCTTGTGGGAGTTCTCGTGATGGCCGCTCAGGAGCAGCCGGAGATCTTCATGCACTCTCCGGCGGGGTCAATTTCGCGCTTCTTGACGCACACTTCGCAGTGCCCGCAGCCGCCGGAGTTGAAGCACATCATACCGGGGTACGCCTCGGCCGTGCGCTCGGTTGGCGACGCGAAGAAGCCGAGAGAGAACGACACAGCTGCGACGAGTAACAGCTTCTTCATTAGAGGACTCCTTTGCTACTTGGGGTCAGGAGGCCACGGCCGATGTCCGTTGCCTTCGATGCGGACGAGGATTCTTTCAAGCCGGTCGAGCTTGTCGTTCGTCTCAGAGATCGCCGCCTTCACGGCTCGCAGTTCCTCAAAAATCAGGACCGGCGAGATCAGAAGCAGAGGGATCGCGATTCGCAGAAAGAGTTTCGTCAGGCCGTCCACGGAGGTGATTCTTCAACGCGTAGCGTGCCAGGGTCAAGTCTGGCGTGCCGCGCCGCTCCGTGGGGTCGCCTGATGGCGCTTCGACCCCAGCCGATCAGCTGGCCCCTCACGGGGGGCTTGGCTGGCGATTCCAACCCGCTGTCCGTGCAGCCGGGCTCGCACCTGCGCCTCGACGACGTGAAGCAGGAGCGTGCCGACGAGTGGCGCGCGCGCCAGGGATTTGACGCCGTCACGATGAGCCCTGGGCCGGTGATGGTCGGCGCAAAGGCCGACGGCGGCCTCGCTTACCTGGCCGACACGGACGGCGACGTGATGCGGTTCTACGACTCGGGAACGTCGACGTCGTCGTACGGCGCGTCCCTACGCGATCGGCCGGCGAACTGGACGCGGTACTCTGTCAACTACCAGCGCTCCACGGGGGCGGCATCGTCGCTGGACGTCGCGGTGACGCCCACGGCGGTGGCTGTAAAGAACGCTTTCGTCTTCCCGCACGTTCTGACGTTCTTTCGCAAGTCGACGATGGAGCAGATCGCACCTGCGGTCACGCTCCTGAGCACCGCTAACTATGCGCGTGTCGCCGCGCTCGGGAGCCTGTTCGTCGTTGTCATGGGGTGCACCGACGGCACGACGCGGGCAGTGGTCTACGACTCGGCCGGAAACCAGCAGCGCAGCGACACCATCTCCGGGGCAGGTGGGCACGCGACGGTGTCGTGGGTCGACGTCATGTATTACACGGGCTCGACGATCACGATCGTCGCCCGCACCGCCGCGAATCAGATTCGGTTCATCGAGTACAACCCTTCCACCGGGTCGACAGCGACGGCGAATCTCGTCATCGCTGTCACCTGCGATAACTGGTTGTCTCTGCTCTCTGAGCCTGACGCCTCCGGGGTCAGGTACATCGCGGTTTCGAACACGGCGCCGTCGACGCGCGTCCTGCGAGTCACGTCGGCCGGCGCAGTGACAACCGACGAGCAGGCCGAGGCGATTGCTTCGACGTCGATGGCAGGTGTGGCCTACACGAACGGGACCGAGTGGCAGGTCGTCTATCAGACGGCAGGCGGACCCAAGGCGTGCAAGAAGTCTACGACCATTGGCGCGGCTGCATTCGTCGGTGGGGCTGCGCGCACAGATCTTGCGCTGAAGGGCAACGCCTGGCGGGAGCCGGGGACGGATCCGATGCGCGTGATCATGGGCATCAACGTGACCGCGGCAGCGGAGACGCAGCGGACGTATCTGGAATTCACGTTCTCGTTCACCGGCGGAAATACTGTGACCACGCGGGAGGAACCGCAATCTGTGATCCTGCCACTCGACGCGTGGGTAGACCCGTTTGGCGGCGAAGCACTCCCCCACGTGGTTAGAGATTCATCGCGGTCCTTCTGGACGGCGCTCTATCGCCGCGCCACGGCCACGGAGATTGCGGGAGCAAGCGCAGCTGTCTATGTCCCCGACGTCTGGCACATCGAGTATCCGGCGTCGGCCGCCGCGAACGTCGGAGCGCTGTCAGTCGGTCGCCCGCTGGAATGCGCCGGGGCGCTGTGGTTTCCGTCTGGCGCATTGTTCGCCGCTGAGCCGGGGCCTTGTCCGATTCACGGCGTCCCGTTCTTCCCGCGGTCTCCTACGCTTGTGCAGTCTACGGTCGGCGGCGCGGGTCTGACGCTGCTGGCAACGTACCAGTACGTCGAGATGCTGGAGATCGCCGACCAGCACGGACGCGTGTGGAGGTCGCCGCTCAGCGAGCCGGCGTCGATCACGCTCACGGGGGCCAATAACACCGTGACGGCGACTTACGACCCACGGACGATGCCGTGTCTCGAGAGCCAGGGGCTCAGCCTCGGGATACAGCCTCGATCGGTTGCCGCGAAGTTGTTCCGAACCGCCGGCAACGGCAGCGTGTTCCAGCTGGTCTCGATCACCTACTTGAGCAGCGGGACCGGCACCGTCGCAACCGTCGACTCGACGACGGACATCGTGCTCGCCGGGAACGACTTTCTCTACACCTACGCCGAACTCGAAACGGCCATCACGCCGCGCCCGGCGTACCTCGCAACGTACGGCGACCGACTGTGGATGGTCAACGCCGACTTCCGCACCGAACTGTGGTTCTCCAAGCACATCCGCCCCGGCCATCAGCCGGAGTTTGTCGACGAGTTCGTGATCGACTTCGACGACGAATTCGGCGACATCACTGGGATTGCGCAGCTAGACGACAAGCTGGTCGTCTTCAAGAAGAACGCCATCTATCTGGTGGCTGGCGACGGCCCCGAGGACAACGGCTCGGGCTCGCTGCACTCCACGGCACGCGTGAGCATGGACGTCGGCGCCATCATCGGCCCCCCGACGCTCTCGACCGGGGAAGAGGTCTTCTTCGTCTCGGAGCGCGGCATCTTCTCGATCGACCGAAGCGCGCGCGTCGCCTGGATCGGCTCGCCGGTGGACGACTTCTTCTGTCAGCCGACGGTGCGCACGCCGATTACGGTGACGGACATCGTGTTCTCTCGTGCCAAGAACGAGGTGCGCTTCCTCTACTCGGGCGGTCAGCTTGTCTACGACCGCAAGCATCAGATCTGGTACCGCTGGACCGGCGGCCTGAGCGGCTACACGCTGTCGGCGGTCGTCAGCGGGAACCAAATGCTCTTCAAGAGCGATGGCGCGCTCACCGAGAACGCGACGTCGACGACCGACGCCGGAACCACGTATCGCGGGACGATTCGAAGCGCGTGGGTCCGCGCCGGCCAGTTCGGGACGCAGATGCGCCTCTACCGCGCGTTCGTTACCGGGGCGCAGATCGGTACGAACACAGGCGTCGCTCCGAAGCTGACGATCTTCCAGAACAACAGCGACGACCCGGTGCAGGCGTTCGAAGCGGCGAACCCGTTTCCGAGCACGGAGTCGCCGATTCAGGCCGAGGCGCGACCAGGGCACGGCCGCCAGAACTGCTCGGCCTTCTCGCTTCAGATCGAGCTCCCCCCGTCGGACAGCACTTGGCGGCTCGAGCAGTGGGGCGCCGTGGTTGGCGTCCGTGGCGGCGCCGAGAAGCGCCCGGCAACCGAAAGGTGGACCTGATGGTGATGTTTTCTCCATTCGGCGACTACAACGACGACGGCACGCCGAAACGGACGGCAACGTCCGGCTATGCCACGGGCCAGCGTGTAGCGCCTGCGTCAACGCCGCCCGTGACGACGAGCTCGCCTACCCCGGCACCACCGCCCACGACCAGCCTTCCGCCTCCCCCGGTGGCGCCGACGCCGCACGGCTATGTCACGCCGCGTCCCACGGTCGGTTCGACGCCTTCTGCCTCTCCCGCGGCGCCCCCCGCGTATCGCGCCCCCGCGCCCCCCGCGGTGACCGGCGACTACGACGTCGACTCTCGAGCCTTTCAGGGTTGGATGGACAGCTACGGCCGATTCGACCCGGAGGTGGTCAGCGGGCGCGCCGGGTACCGCGCTCCGGTAGCGCCGGCCGCAACCGCTGCGCCGACGGCCGTTCCCGCTGGCTGGCAGGCCCTTCCGCCCGTGTCTTCCGCGCCGTCGCCCGCCTCGGCGCCGTCACCGGCAGCGATTCCGTCCTGGGCGCTCCAGATGGCCCAGCTCGGGCTGACCGAGGACGAATATTGGCGGAAGATGTACCCGGGATCGGGGGGGCTGGCGCTGGAGCAGTCCATCCAGGCGGCGAAGTCTCGGGCGGCATACGAGGCAGACCCTGCGAATCGCGCCGAGGTTCAGCGCCAGAGCAACGAGGCGAACGCGCTGCGCGCCGCCCAGACGGCCAGCATGGGCGCGCTGACCGGCACGCCGCTCTTCTCGTCCGGTGTGGCGGACCCGGCGGCGGCATTCCAGCAGTTCGAGGCCTCCAGGTACAGCGGCGCGGACGCCGAGCGCGATGGATGGCTCCGCGGCGTTGGCCTGCCAGGCTGGATGGGGCAGTCTGGCTACTGGAACCAGCTGGACCCGCAGGGGCGCATGGGGGCGCCGTACGTCAATCAGGCTCCGATCGTCCCTCAGGCGCCCCCTGCCGTGACCATGCCCGCCATGGCGACGCCTCCGGAGATGCGTGGCGCGCCGGTGCCTCCCGTCCCGCCTCCAGCCGCGGATCCGTACCATCCGCCCGGGTACACCCCTGGCGTCGCAGTTGGGTCCGCTGCCGCTCCCGCTGCACCGCCTCCGGTTCCTCCCCCTCCTGGCACCCCGCCGGGCCCGCCGACTCACCAGGGTCACAACCCGACGGCCACGCCGAACATCCCGGGCCAGCCGGTGACCGACTTCACCTACCCGACCCAGCCCGGCGGCGGGCAGCGGCCTCCGCAAGGTGGCTTCCGGTTTGGGCAGCAGCCTGGCCGGCCGGGTCGCCGCGGGCGTCGCTCGACCGCGCGCGACCTTGGAGGCGAAGGCTGATGGCTGCCGCTTCGCTCCAGCCGCTGCGACCGGGGGCGTCGGCTCCTACCGGGTCGTCCACCGTCACGAACCCGGACGGTTCGCAGACGACGTACAACCCAGATGGGTCGCGCACGACCACCTATCCGCCTGCCGCGGACGGTGGCGTCGCCAAGATCACGACCTATCCGGACGGAACGACGTCAGTCGACCGCGGCGACGGGTGGGTCAAGACGACCAAGCCAGACGGCACGTATACGACGACTGGACCCGACGGGACCGCGTACACGCCCGCGCAGATTGCCGCCATCAACGACACGAACAGTCAAATCGATTGGGGCAATGTCGCAAAGACCGGAATCCGGAGCATCAAGGAGGACTCCGAGAAGCTCAACGTGGTCGGAACTCCGGGGCTGAACCAGGGCGTCGCGAACGACAAGCTTTTCGGCGGTCCAGACTCGGGCAAGAGTCTGTTCACCGACAGCGCGTTCGGGAAGATTCTCGGCGGCGCCGCGTCGGTGTACGGGCTCGGAGGCCTGAAGGGCGACGGGACGCAACCGGGCGGAACTTCGTCAGGCGGAGGGGGTGTTGGAGGCGGCACAGGTAGTGGCGCGGGCGGCTCCCCGACGGCTGGTGCCGATCTGGCTGCCTTCCAGAAGCAGCTTGCCGATTCCGCAGCAGCGAACAGCGGTGATCGCGCGCCGCCGACCGTGACCGCTGGCGGTTACACAGCGCCGACCATCGCGGCCCCAACGCCGACCTCGTACTCGGGATACACCGCGCCGACCATCAATGCGCCGCCGACCATCTCGGCAGGCCAGGTAGGCGCGCCCGAGCGGGTGACGCCGACAACCATCAGCGCCGGTTCAGTCAGCGCGCCGACCATCGCCGCGCCAGGCACCATCCAGGCCGGCTCAATCACGGCGCCGCAGATCGGCGTCTCGGACATCAACAAGCCGGCGGACATCACGGCCCAGCACATCGACCGGATCATGATGGATCCGACGCAGACCGCCGAGTCGCGGGATGCGATGCTCAAGGCCCTCGCGATGGCCGAGGGCGCGGCGAATGGGACCGCCCCGAGCGCGGCCGTCCAGCTTCTCCAGAAGGCCATCGACACGAACGCACGTCAGCAACTCGGCGCGGCCGGGGCGCTTCAAGGCCGTTCCCCCGGTGCTGCTCTCCGCGCCGGTCAGCAAGGGCTTATGGCCGCCAACGCCGCGAGCGCTGCCGACATGGCCGCCCTGCGCGCGTCGGAGCAGGCCACGGGTCGCCAGCAGTACGGCACGTTCGCCTCGAGTCTCTATCAGAACGACGTTAGCCGCGCGGCCGCCCAACTCGGCGCCGATGTCGACGTCGCGAAGACGAACGCAATCAACCTCCTCGACGCGGCCAAGTCGAACCAGTCGTCGGCGTTGCAGACGTCGATCGCGAACATGAACAAGCAGGTCCAGGTCGCGACCGCCAACATGCAGGCGGCTCTTGACGCCGGGAAGACGAACCTTGCCGCCGCGATGCAGGCGCAAATCGAAAACATCCGGAACACCATCACGGTCTCCACGGCGAACGCGTCGAACGAGCTGACGTCTCGAATCGCGACGCTGAACGCCCAGATGGACGCGGCCAAGGCGAACCAAGCCACCGCGCTCGCGGCTGGGCAGTCGAACGCCGCCAACGCGCTGAACGCTCGTATCGCCCAGATCCAGGCCGACCTTGAGGCGTCGAAGGCAAATCTGGCGGCGGTCACGCAGACGAACATCAGCAACGCCACTCTTCAGGCGAACGCCAGCCAGTTCAATGCAAATGCCGCCAATACGGCGTCACTCGCCGACCTGAACGCGCGAACGCAAGTTGGAATCAACAACGCGACGCTCGCGGCTGGCGCGGCGCAGTTCACGGCAGACGCAGCGAACAAAGCATCAGCGTACAACCAATCTGCGGCGCTCCAGCAACAGATCATCGACAACGCCAGAGCGCAGGGCCTCCGCGACGACCAGATCCAACTGCTCCTGGCTCAGATGGGATTCAACTACCAGGATAAGGCGCTCGCACAGGCCAAGACGCTCGCTGATCAAGCCGCGCTGGCCTCGGGGATCGGGTCGCTCGGAAAGTTCATCGCGAATCTCGGCGGAAGTTCGACGCCGTCAAACGATCTCGCATCGGGCGCCGTCTACACCGGGCCCGGGTCGGGCGGCGTGGCGACGTACTACCCAGCTGCCGGCGGTGGCGGCGTCACCTACGGAGCCAACGGATCTCCGATCCTGGACTGACCAATGGCAGACCTGAGCACATACCCGCAAGCTCCGTTCCTGATTCCGCCGCCGCCGGAGAAAATCACGGCGACGACGACACATCCGGAGCCGGATGTCACTACGTCGAAGCTGGCCCCAGAGCAAAAGAAGCTCTTCGACGACCTGGCCACGCTTCGGAACCAGCAGATCGACGATGCGCTGGCCAAGTCCGAGCACGACAAGGAAATTGCCGAGACGAAGGCGGCCGACGCGAAGGCGCAGGCCGACGAACTGGCGCGGCAGGAGGCCGAGCGGAACGACGCCTACCGGAAGACCCAGGACGACATCACGCAGTGGTCGACGCGTTTGAAGGAGGCCCGCGACCGCTACGACAAGGCGCCGACGCCGCAGCTGTTTCACGACGGCGACACTTACGGGAACGTGATGAAGGCGCTTGCCGTCGGTCTCAGTGGAGCCGCCGATGCGATGCGAGCGCGCATCTCCGTGATGACCGGTCGCGACCAGGGACCGTCGGCCGTCGACGCCATCATCAACGGCGACCTGGACCGCCAGCGCGAAAAAATCAAGATGATGAAGGACAAAGCCGTGATGGCCGAGGCCGGCCTGAACGACGCGCAGGAGGCGCGGAAGCTGCTTCTGGCCGAGGTCGATGCTCGCGGCGCCATGGCCTTCAAGCGGGTCGTCGCCATCGGCAAGGCGAATCTCGAGGCGCAGGGGAAGGGCCAGGCGGACATCGAGGCTAACGACCTGATCGCCAAGGCGCGAAAAGAAGAACTGGAGGCCCAGGGGCGCGCCGTCAACGACATGACTCAGAAGATCGTGAAGCAGGGCAAGGACATCACGATCACCGAGAACGAGAACAAGCCCGACAAGTCGAAGGGGCCGACAGCCTCGGAAATCCAGCTCAGCCCGACGGACATCTTCAACGTCAACGGCGACAAGATCGGCGAGGCGAGCACGCCGAAGCTTGCCGACGAGCTCATGCACGGGAACGGCACGACCACGAAGGGGGCGCTGCCGGCCTACGCCGACTTGCGCGACGCTCTGAAGCGCCTGCGTGACCACGAGGAGAAATACGGCGCGACGATCGACCCGACGAAAGACGAGTTCAGGGTTCGCGACCAGCTCTACAACGACGCGCTCGTCATGATGAAGGGCCCGGCGAAGGATGCACTGGGCGTTCTGACCGGTCCAGACGTCGGCATCATCGAGGGTCAGATCGGCGGCTCGCTCGCATCAAAGGCCGGCATGGGCGTGGCCAAGTTGGACGCCGCGATCGACAAGCTCGACCGAGACGCTGCCCGCGGCCTCGCCTCCCACGGCTTCAAGAACCCGAAGCAACTCCTCCAGCAGTACCGCGGTGAGGCCCCAGCCCCGGCGTCACCGGCCATGGCCCCCCCGACGATGTTCGTCCCGAAGCAGCCGCTATCTGGCCCTGTCACGCGCGACGAGCTCGCCGCCGGGAAGACGGGCCCCGTCGCTAAGGACTCGCCCGAGGACGTGAACAGCCAGGCGCCGCTTCCAGAAGATCCGAACGCGCAGAGCATCGACGACTTCCAGCCGAAGGCTGCAAAGCGGTCACCTGGGGTCGCCGGGCTGAAGTCCGTTCCGACGCCGACCCCTGCTCAGCCCTCCGCGCCCGCGGCGAATCCCGTCGATGACCTTCGTGCCAGGACGATTCGAAAGCTAAAGGCGAACCCGAACCTACCGGGGGCAAAGGTCGTGATGAAACAGCTTGGAATCACCGACGAGGACTTGCGCTGATGGCCGGTGCAACTGACATCCCGCCCGTTCCCGGATCGGTGGCTCCGAACCTCGGCCAGCCCGCCGAGGACGAGGAGTGGAACAACATCCTCCGCGAGGCGAGCAAGATGGGCGGCAACATCGGCGAGAATGTCGAGAAGCTGCCCGTTGGTGAGCGGACTGGACGCCCGGACTACGGCGGCGGGACCGCGGCTGCCGTAGGCACCGGACAGGGTCTCACTGCGGGGTGGTCCGCGAAGGGCGGGGCGCTGGTGGACACCTTCCTGTCGAAGGCGCCCCCCGCGCTGCG